CTAAAAACCAGGTTCCAACAAATCAACCATCATTGTTTTGATCTTATGAGGCCAAGAACCAAACTTCAAGTGCAAATATTTGCCTTAGCTGAACAGCTCCCGAATTTGGCTAAAAAATTACAGCCCTGGGCTTTTGAAAACTGTATTACTCATTTTGGTTATAGAACTAAAACCGCTACTTCCTGCTTAAGCTGCGGCCACCAATGGAAGGGTAAGCCAACATCTAAAACAGATACCTGCCCGGCTTGCAAACGTAAATTAAATATTAAAGATACCCGAAAAAAGAAAATTAGTCAATGTAGTTTTTTTAGCGTTATTGATGTTCACAAAGGGTTTCAGCTTAATAGATACTTTGAAATATATAGCCATCACAGGGCCGGTGAACAGCCCCGGATATTAGTTTGGGAGATAGTTCAACAATGGATGCAGCCCAGCGGTAAAAACGAAGTTATCGCGCGTAATAGAACACTGAATTATTATCAGGATACTTTTAATGGATATCTCGAAATTAGAGATAGAAGCAACCTTACTAATAAATACAATATTTTCCCTGATAAGGTTTATCCTAATGCAAAGTGTCTGCCAATATATAAGCGGAATGGGTTTAAAGGTAGGTTTGGTAACATAAGCCCGTATAATATGTTCACTTATATTATAACCGATAATAAAGCAGAAACATTGCTTAAATCTAACCAAATGGCCTTGTTGGAAGCCAGAATTGGCAACAGAGATAATTCAGTGGATGAATATTGGAACTCAATTAAAATATGCATCAGAAGAAATTATATTGTTCAGGATGCTATTACCTGGCTTGACTACCTTGAACTGCTTAGGCACTTCAATAAAGATCTTAGAAACCCAAAATACGTTTGCCCGGAAGATTTAAAGCGCGCCCATGATAAGCTGGTAGCAAAGAAGAATGAAGCTGAAAAACGTCTTTTATTGGAGAAACAAAGATCGAAGATAGATGCTGACCAAAAGGCATATATTGAAGCCAAATGGCCATATTTTGGGCTTGTTTTCTCAAGGAATAATTTAACGATTAAACTATTAGAGAGTGTAATGGAATTCTTTGAAGAAGGCCACGCTCACAAGCATTGTGTTTATACAAATGAGTACTATAAAAAAGAAAACTCACTTGTATTATCGGCAAGAGTTGATAGTGTCCCTGTGGAGACTATTGAGCTTTCCCTTACCAATATGAAAATAGTTCAGTCTCGAGGCTTGGGAAACAAAGTATCAGCATATAATGAACAGATTATTGAGTTATTAAACAAAAATATGAGTGTCATTAAAAAAAGGTACAAAGAGTTAAAAAGCGTTGTAGCATGATTGTGCAGTTAATTAATAATATAAACCTAAAGTCATTAAAACGTGGCTATCAGGGTAGAACCTTATGTAATGAAAAATTAGCAAAGCTTATTGAAGAATGGGTCAACACAGAAAAGCCGTCAGAATATTATTTCGCGGATAAATATAATATTCACCCGCGTACTGTTTTCAGGCTGATTTCACAGCATTATAAAGGCCATGTAAACAATGGTGTTGCAATCACTTTGCAATCCAAAATAAACAACATGCCTGCCTTTAGGCCAGGAAGAAAGGTGGAGATATCGAACCGTAAAGCTGGTAATATCATCGCTCTTTTTAGAAGTAATCCTAAAGCAAGCATAGCAGTTATTGCTGCTAAAACCCGGGTCCATCCTGATGTTGCCGGTAGAATTATAACGAATTATTTAACCAACAAATATTGCGAGGTAGCATAATGGCAAAAGCAGGTTTTATTTATTACTCAGTCGATACTAACCGGTACCAGGACATCAGGATCAAGAAGCTTAAAAAGCATCATGGCCGGGACGGTGTGGCTATTTATGATTATATATTATGTGAAATTTACCGGGTAAAAGGATATTTCATCGTGTGGGACGAAAGTACTGCCTTTGACGTAACTGATTACTGGGGAATGACGGAAAATGCCGTTAAAGAGATAGTTAAATACTGCGGTTCAGTGGGTCTTTTCAATCAGGAACTACTATCCGGCGGGGTAATAACATCCGCGGCAATTCAAACCAGGTTTTTAGACTGGAGCAAAAAAGCTAAAAGAAGCCCAAATTCTTACATTATTCAGGAAAAACATATCATTCTTCCGGAAGAATGTATAAAAATTCCGGAAGAAATTGACAAAGAAAAGGAAAGTAAAGAAAAGGAAAGTAAAGAAAAGGAAAGTAAAGAAAAGGAACAGAAAGGAGAGAATTACGCCCGCGATGTTTTTTTTGAAAATTTGATTTTGGAATTTTTTGGATTTAATGAAATATCGCACCTGGACAAGTTAAAATTGATCTCTGCCTGTTGTTCCGCGCAATTTTATGCTGGCCGGCTTGATTTTTTTAAAAAACAATTTGAGGATTACCAGGACTGGATAGGAGAAATTGGGGTTAGGTACCGGCATAATTTTTTAAAATTCATGGGTAACCAGGCCAACAGGTTTGCAGATGGCAGTTGGAATGAAGAAAACTGGGGCCAAAAATTATTGGATCGAAAAAAATCAATAACTCAATACCAACAGCAAACAGATCGCGGGGTAGCCGCTGTAATTGACAAATTTTCAAATATTAAAATGCGTGGATAATGAGCAATATTGTTAAAATTCAAAACGATAACCCCCTGTTAAAGCCGAATGTTTTAGCGGTGGTAAGGTCTGAACTGTTTAATGCAGTTAATGCATCGATAGCCAAATGCTATGCAGACTTAAATTTTAAAGTTCCGGAAGATCCTACTTACCTGGTGAACGAGGTAACGGATAGCATTTTGAAAAACTATCCTTCCATGCGGCTGCAGGAAATACCGGAAGCTTTTGCAAAAGGTATCCGGGAAGAATATGGTAAATATTTCGGCTTATGTGTAATATCATTTGAAAAATTCATAGAGGGTTATCTGGCCAGTGAAGACCGTTTGAAGCTGGTTGAACAAAAAAACAGGCTGCTGATCGAAGAAAAAACCGAACCAACAGCTGAAGATAAATTTATGACTGCAAAGGCCCTTTGCATACAGGCCTATGAAAATGTTAAAGTTAACAGGCCCATAGGTTTAACTGCCTTAACTGTTTTCACCTTTCTTAATAATCTGGAAATGATTGATAAGGAGTTTAAAGCCGGCATAATGAAAAACGCGCTTGACCTGGTTATCCAGGATAAGGAACTTGAAGCCAGCTTTTGTACTGATATAAATCGGCGCCGGATATTAAATGCCGAACTGGAGCTGCTAAGGGATAACATCGCTAAAGACATTATTACCAAAGAGCAATATGCCGAAGTGGTTAAAACCGCGAAGCGGATCGCCCTTAATAATTATTTAAGAAACCTGATTATGGATGATACAGATCTTGCTGAACTGGTTGAAGCAAAACGCGAAATATATTTAAGTGGTAATGGATAGTCAAACTGATCAGCTTTTTATATCAACCAAAATAGAATGCGCAAAATGTAAATTTAAAAGGGAGAAGGAAGTCTTTATGAATAGGCTGAATGATATGATCATCTGTGAAGAATGTGGTTACTACTTTATATTATAAGGCTTTAAAACCAGTGCAATTAAATACTATAAACGTTAAAATATGAAAGCCTTGGTATTAATTATTTCCGGTTTATGCCTGTTGTCGATAGGATACTTTGTATATGCAATAAAACATGCTATGCCTGATCCGGAAGAAGATGATAACAAATTAAAAAACACCTGATGGAACTTATAAAAGCTAAAAAAATAGCAACGGCGATATGTTACCAGCTGCTGCCTTATTGCTCTAAAATTAATATAGCCGGATCAATTCGCAGGAAGAAACCGGAAGTGAAGGATATTGAAATTATCTGCGTTCCGAAAAAAATATTGGCCCAATTTGAAAATCTGTTTGAAAGGACGGAAATATCAATAGTTGACCCTGAATTTGCCAAAACTGTATTATCCCTTGGCCAGGTTATAAAAGGGGTTCCGCAAGGCAAGTACATGCAACTTGAACTACCGGAGGGCATTAAGCTTGACTTATTCATCCCTGCTGACTTTGACTATTACAGGCAGTTTGCTATCCGTACAGGCAGCGCGGACTACTCCGCTAAGATAATAGCTGCCGGCTGGAAGAGAATAGGCTGGTGCGGCGCTGATATTGGATTGAGATTAATAAAGGACTGTACCGAACATAAAGGCCCGGACGGCAAAACAAAATATAAATGCGAACGCGCTAAAAACAATAGGCCCCCGGTATGGCAGTCTGAAGAAGAGTTCTTTAAATGGATTAAAGTGCCATTTATACAACCGGAATTTAGAAATGTATAAACATTAAAAAAATATGAAAAAGACAAGTATGAGAGAAATACCAATTTTATTCAGCAAAACTAAACCTTATTAAATAAACACGATGAACGAACTGCAAAAAACAATTAACTACTTTCAATTTAAGCATATTGAAAGCAACCGACCTATTGATCAACGCCACGTCAACGGTCTGATAGCAAAAATATCCGATAAAAATCTTTTACATTTATTCCCGATCCTCGTTAATTCTAAATTTGAAATCATTGATGGCCAGCATCGCCTGGCTGCAGCTGAGAAATTAAAATTATATATTTATTACACCGTAGATGATCAGATAAGTAAAGCGGATATCGCAAATGTTAACGCGCTGTCAAAAAATTGGAATATTAATGATTATATAAATTACTGGACAGTTGAAAAGAAAGAGGGATTTGATATGCTGAGTTCATTTATGATCGATAATCCACTTATACCTCCATCAACTGTCCTGATGATGTTATCAACCGGCAAAAAGCGCGACCTTGACGGGCTAAGGCGTGGCGTTATTGATGTCTCCAACTATGATCAAGCCCTTATTATAGCAGGCATAGTAAAAGAGTATAGCCTCATAATCACTTTTGCCTACGACCGTAATTTTGTATTAGCGGTGATAAACTGTATATATACTCAGGATTATGACCACGAGGTAATGAAAAGAAAGATTGAATATCAAAGCCGATCATTGGTAAAATGTGTTAACGTGAAGCAATATAACGGCATGTTTGAAGAAATATATAACCATGGCCAACAAAAGAACCGCTTAATAATAAAATTATAATGGCACTTAGTTTTCAGGAAAGATATAGGCGGGCTAAGGCGGAAGCTAAGGCGGAAGCTAAGGCGGAAGCTAAGGGTAAACCGGCTAAAATTAAATCTGTAAAACCATTAAAGGCAAAGACTTTTAGAGTTTCTGTTAAAGAAAACACCCTGGAGCAAAAAGCCAGGCAAATAGCTATTGCCCGCCAGGCACAACGGTCGGTTCCATCGCGTGATAAAGTCTTTCAAACACTTCCGCTAAACCTTGCTGATAAAATACAGGTACGTATTGACCATAAAACAATAGTGTATGTATTACCGGGAACTGATATTGAAAAGATAAAGGAGAAATATCTGAAAAAACCAAAACCAAAAAATGATGATGGTTTGCCGCCTGTATATCAATTTTGAAAAAATTAGCAACATCCTGTGGTTATATGATGCACCCGATAAAATCATCACTGTTAATGATACCATTTTTGATGTAAATAAGGTAGAAGATTACGCGGACTGGTTACTTAGCCATTATAAAATAAAATAAATAATATGAACATGAAAAGATTAATCTGTTTTTTAAAGGGCCATGTGTGGCTTTACTGGGCTGATCCGTATAAAAGGCAATGCAATAGATGCAACAGCCGCCAAATGAGAGTGCCTTACATAAAGGACAATTGGTTTAATTATTAAATTATGAGAGGATTATTGGCAATAGAGCCGCTTTATCATCAAATAGTAAAAGGCAATAAAACACAGACAAGGCGATCAGGCGGATTGGATGTAGTTAACGAAAACCCGGATGATTGGGAGATAACTGGATATACTGGTGAAATGGGTGGCGATTTGATAGAGGTTGATTTTTGCGATTATATGGGTAGTCAACGAAATATATACTTAAAGCCACGTTATAGGATTGGTGAAGTACTTTACCTGAAAGAGCCATATTGCATGGATAACTTTGGAATGGCTGGTAAACCTTATTATAAATACGATGACCCGCATCCAAGCGTAATTAAATGGAAAAATAAGCTATTTATGCCTACATCAGCTGCAAGAGCATTCGTTAAGATCACTAGTATAAAATGTGAGCGGCTATTGGATATATCCGATGAGGATTGTATCACGGAGGGCATCACAAACATGGGTTATCACGGCTGGAAAAACTATTTATCAAAATCAGGCAATGAGTATGAACTTACCTCAAAGGAAAGTTTTTTATCCCTGTTTAAGTTTGCCAATAAAATGAAACCATCAGCCGTAATACCTAATCTATGGGTATGGGCATACACTTTTGAATATTTACTAGAATTTAAACTTGGTAAAATTCCATCTAAAACAGAAATGTAATTAACAATTACAGACATGAATATTAAAAATCACACTTCCGAAGTACCGGCTTCTACATCACAGGGCCGTATCGAAAAGAACCTGGTAGCAGCCGGCGCCCGGGATATAATGAAACGTTATGATGATAACGGCATTTGTTCATCCATAGCTTTTGTTTTTCCAATGGATGGCAAGGCGTTAACCTTTCAACTGCCCGCCCGTGTTGAGGCCATCTATACAGCCTTAATGGAAAATTATACCAAGCCTACTGAGAGAAGTTATGTTATTGCCAGGGCCCAGGCGGAACGTACCGCATGGAAGATAATATCTGATTGGGTAGAAATTCAAATCACTATGATCAACCTGGAGCAAGCCGAGGCGTTGCAAGTTTTCTTTCCTTACCTATCAGATGGAAAGCAAACCTTTTATGAACGGATCAAGGAGAATGACTTCAAAATGCTAATATCCGGCCAATAATCTTACGGATACGTAATGAATGTAATGAATACACAAATAGCAACAATAGCCGGTATATTTAATTAAGATTATCAATCTAAAAACGCATGAACATAAAAGAATTGATTGACCGGCTTTATGAAGCCAAAGAGTCCGGGCATACTGAAAAACACCTGGAAGAAGAAATATTTAAGTATTGTGCGCAGGATGATAAAATTATACCTGCACTGCTTTCTATACTTGCTCAGGAACGCATTGATAAATCTAATCTGTTAAGTGAAATGGGCACTGAGTTGAGTATGGGTTTGGCTACTTTGGAAGCTTTCACCAATGACAAAGAGCAGGTAGAATCTACCAAATTGCGAATTAAAATATTTTACAAAAAGTGGGAACATAAAATCCAATGTTGCTTTAAAATACCCGGGTTAAAATGAAGCCAGCCGAAGCAAAAGCCATAATAGAAGATTGCCGCAAGCGTGGCTATATAGAGCATGACGGTGTGTTTTATCCGCCTGCCCAGGCAGCGCGGCGGCAATTGTCGCAAGCTGCACTAAAGCCGGCCCGAAAGCCTAAAGCTAAACGTACCGGCTGGATTGATGACGAGCTCAACATTCGAAATAAGGAAAAATATCAGGATATGTTCATGCGCCTTGTTAAAATAGAATTAGGTTTAAGTGTATGGCCCGAGTTTTATTTTACCCTCGAAAAGCAGTACCGCTTTGATTATGCTATACCAACCGGGTGTAATAACACCATGTTAAAAATTGCTATTGAGGTCGAGGGCGGCATTTGGGCCAAAGGCAATAGCGGGCACTCTTCCGGCACTGGTATCGCCCGGGACATGAAAAAGAGCACGCTGGCCAATGTTAACGGCTGGACATTGATACGCTGTACGCCCACCGATATAAAAAACCAGCCTGGGAAAGTGATAGACTTAATTAAGAAATCAATCGAAAATAAAAAATAATATTCTTATTTGAATAGTTGCGAATAATTTATACTTTTAGACTTAATAATGCGGAGTAGAGCAGCCGGTCAGCTCGTCGGGCCCATAACCCGAAGGTCGCAGGTTCGAGTCCTGTCGCCGCAACATTCTTTCCCTGTTTAAGAAATCGGAGGTAATATTCAGGTAAAAGCCCCGCCGAAGTGGTACCGGTAATTATACGATAGGCGAAAATCGGAGTAACCACAAGATGCAGCCAGCAAACCCCCGGTAAATGCTCCGGGGGTTTTGCTTATATAACTAAAATTAAACTATTAACTATTAACTAAGTGAGTAAGCATAAGTATATTAAAACGCCCGAAAAGCTTTGGGGCCTATTTATAGCTTACATGGCTGATACAAAAGCCAAGCCTTATTTAAAGCATGACTTCGTAGGAAAAGACGGCGACTCGGTTAACCGAAGGCTGGAGCGACCACTAACATGGGTAGGCTTCGAATGCTACCTATATGACAATAAAATAATTTGCAATCTTTCAAGTTATGAAGCTAACGCCGATAATTCTTATAAAGATTATCTACCTATCATAACGCGCATTAAAAGATTTATCGAGAAAGATCAATTCGAGGGGGCAACCGCCGGAATATTTAACGCTAATATAATTGCCAGGAAATTAGGGCTTGCGGATAAGCAGGACATTAAACTTGATGTATATGATGTTAAGCTTAATCTATAATGACAAGGGATAAGATCATAACCGACTTGTTTGTCTCTAAAGATTTTACCGGCTGCATTGCAAAGATGAAACCGGAATGTCTGCAAGACGAATTAAAGTCCGAGGTGGCATTGATCTTATGCGAGATGAGCGAGGAAAAGATATTGGAACTCTATAACTCAGGCGGATTAAAATTTTATACGGTACGGATCATATTAAATTTAATAAAAAGCAACACCAGCCCATTTTACAAAAAATTCAGGGGCAATAATATTGAGTTATCTGAATTAATAGAGCCATTTATAGAGCAACCGGAGCCATGTTTAAATGATAAAAAGGACTCGGCCATTTTAGGAATAGAAAACCTTTACTGGTACGACCGGGAGATTATCAAGCTATACGGAAAGCTCGGAACATACAGGGCGGTGGAAGCCGAAACCGGGATACCATTTGAAAGTATATATAAAACAGTGCAAAGGGCCTGCAAGGCGATTAGAAAAAAAGTAGCATGAGCAATATCGAATTAATAATAACAGCACTATCAATAGCTTTCTGCTGGATTAATATAATCCAGTGGCCAAAGTTTAAGCCTTTTAACTGCATGATGTGCCTGACCGGGTGGCTGGCATTAGTATTAGCAATACTGACAGGGCATGGAATCTGGAGTATATTATTTTACCCGGTTGGTTGTTTTGCCGGCGCCATGTTTGAAGCTGTTAAATATAGGTGGCTATGAGAATAATCGGACTTGTAAATAAAGATAGCGGGCCAGGGTTTCACCGGATTATCATGCCGTTGCTACTCATGCCTGATATTGATACCTACATCACCAATTCAATTACTGAAGAAGACTTTGAAAAGGGATGCGACGCGGTTTATTATAACCGGATAATCGGCGATGATGTACTAAAGTTAGCCATTAAACACAAGGCTAAGATAATTGTAGACATTGATGATTACTGGCACCTGGATCATTATCATATCGCGTTCGACGATTATAAAAATGGCGGGTTTGCTAATTTACAGATCAGGCACATGCAAGTCGCCGACGTGATTACAACTACACACGAGCGATTAGCTGAATTAATAAGGCCGTATAACTCAAATGTGATTATTTGCCCGAACGCTATCCCGGATCACGAATATTTCAAGACTGAAAAAAGCGAGAGTAAGCTGCCCCGCATTTTTTGGCAGGGCAGTATCACGCACGAAAAAGATATAATGCTTTTAAAAAATCCATTTAAAAGGTTAAATAATTGCGCTACTATCATAGCCGGGTATACCGATCATCCTGTTTGGAAAAAGATGGTTAACGCCTTTACCAACGGCTTATCACTGCCTGGGATGGTGCTGCCTGGTAAATCACCTTTTGAGTATTATTCTAATTACAGCCATGCGGATATATGCATAGCGCCCTTAGTTGCCTCACGCTTTAACGCGCTGAAATCAAACCTAAAAGTATTAGAAGCCGCTCATTGTTCTTTGCCTATTATCTGCAGCAAGGTTGACCCATATTTGGATTTGCCGGTGTTATATGCCGAGAGCCAAAAAGATTGGTTTAAGCATATAAATAACCTTATTCACGACGAGGGTATGCGGAATGAGTTAGGCACAATACTTAACGGTCATTGCAAAATAGAATACAACTTTCAAACGATAAACCAAAAAAGATATGAAAACTTTAAAGATTAGCTTTCCATTTTCTGATACGCAACCCATCGATGGCCAATTGGCGGATGGCTTTAATATTGAGCAATATAAAGCAGGTATTGGTCTCATGCCGTCTCAATCATCAATAACATTTTATACCACTAAGGGTGTAATAACTCTCGGCCCGGAAGTATTTAAACAGGCTGTAATAGAAATAAGCTAATGCTATCACAAGACCAACAAGATTTCTTAGAGCAGAACCGCCCGCATTATGACACGCTGATCAAAGCGGACTTCCTGACTAATTTAGGATACCAGGTCAAAGAGGAATTATTAAACACAGCGAGAGTATTCGCCCCTGCCTATCAAGCCAACTTATGGTGCGGGCCATGCGTTTGCGATTTGGTGAAGTTTGTATATACGCAATATGATAAATGGCTATTGGCGCAACCAAAGGAACTACCTGCAGATGTTCAAAGGGCCACGTTCCCAAAACATGACAAACCTGAAATAGCAAAAAAGAAACGTAAAAACCCCAATAAAAATGGATAATACCTTAATCACAAATGACCGGCTGGAAACATTCAAGCGTAATGCGCAATTAATCCCTCCGGGGTTAATTGCCGAGGTAGGCGTATACAGGGGCGGATCATTAAAGTATTTAGCGGAGTTGTTTCCAGATAGGCAGGTTTGGGGATTTGATACATTTGAGGGGTTGCCGCCGGAGCATTGGAATAAGGACGAGCGCCATAACCCCGGCGAGTTTTCTGATACCAGCATAGAAGCGGTAAGAGACTTCGTTAATTCAAAAAATGTTCATTTAATAAAAGGGCTTTTCCCATGGAGTATAGAAAGTACCGGCGGTATTGAAAATATTGCATTGGCGCACATTGACACGGATTTTTACCTGTCAGTTAAGGCGTGTATCGAATGGTTCGCGCCCCGCATGGTTAAGGGCGGCATGATCGTATTTGACGACTACGGATGGGGCAACTGCCCCGGCGTTAAAAAGGCATTGGATGAATCCGGGTTAAAGTTTTGCGTTAGTGCAAACTTCCAAGCATTAGTGGTAATATGATAATCAGGAACGACAATGATCTGATCGGGGATTTTATAGGCACTATCCCGGCAATGCAGGCATTAGGGGCGGATGTAATCATAAGGGAAAGCATGGTGCACCTTTTTAATATGACCGGATTAAAACGCGCTTATATAAATGAAGATTTGTCTTTTGATTTGCACGCGGCATTTGAACTTGCCAGCCGGGAAAACCTGCACATGATACAGGCTAATTTTGCTTATGCCGATTTACCTGTTCCGCAGGATATACCAAAGCCGATTTTAAAAATTAACCCCTGCCATGCGCCTGTGTTTGATTTTCTGCTGGCCCCGTTTAGCCGCTCATTACCACCGGAGCAAAAATGGGATAAATGGCAGGAGCTTGTTGATGCGATGCCCGGCAAGCAGTTTGCTTTGTTAGGCGATCCCGCTATTGACCCTGTTGATTTCATCAAAGCGCCTAACATTACCCCGCAATTCGGGCACTCCATGGACTACGTTTGCAACCTGCTAAAAAACAGCAAGCATGGTTTAATAAGCGTTGTTACCGGCATATCTCACCTGGCGCATGCGCTGGGGGTAACTAATTATTTGTTTTTTAATCAGGGACGCTGGGGGCAAAACCCTGACGCGGTATTATTTGATAAACACATACCCGATATAGAAGTGGAAGAAGTTGTATTTCGATTATGCCAACAATAAACTATACGCGCCCCTTTCTCTACCCCTACCAGCTTGCTATACTAAACAGCAAAGCCAGGTTCACCGTAACTATTGCGGCGACTAAGGTTGGAAAGACGGCAAGCCATATCGTTTGGTTATTCGAGCAGGCTTTAAAGTGTAAAGCCAATCAATCAGTTTGGTGGGTAGCACCGACAATAGGCCAGGCGAAAATCGCATTTGATCGCATGAAAGTGCAGATCAGTAATAAGGACCTGTTTACTGCGAACGAAACGAATAGGACCATTACGCTCATTACCGGCGCTAAGATGGAATTTAAGACCGCTGAAAAGCCGGATAACCTTTATGGGGGTGACGTTTATGCGGCGGTATATGACGAGTACACCAGGGGCCGTGAAGAAAGCTGGCACGCGTTACGCTCAACCCTAACGTCCACCGGGGGCAAATGTAAATTCATAGGGAATGCAAAAGGGAAAAAGAACTGGGGCTACAAGTTGGCAATAAAGGCAAAGTCAGGCGATGATCCGAACTACGAGTATTTTAAAATAACCGCTTACGACGCGGCAAGCGCCGGAATGAAAACTAAGGACGGCAGGCCATTCATTGAAGAGATAGAGGATGCTAAAAAGGATTTGCCAGAAAGCGTGTTTAATGAGCTGTACCTTGCGGAAGCAAGCGAAGATGGAAGTAATCCTTTTGGTTTACAGTATATAGCTCAATGCACTTATCCGTTATCAGATAAGCCGGCTGTTTGCTTTGGGACTGACCTGGCAAAGAAGTTCGACTTTACCGTAAATATAGGGCTTGATAAGTTTGCTTATGTATCGCACTTCGATAGGTTTCAAAAGGATTGGCGGCAAACAACCGAAACAATATTAGGGCTGCCGGTAGCTCCTTTAGCGATAGACAGCACCGGCGTTGGCGATCCTATTGCGGAAGATATCGCAAGTAAGCGGGATAATGTAACGCTAAAGGTATTCACCCAACGAAGCAAGCAGCAGTTAATGGAAGGGCTGGCCTATGCTATTCAGCGGCGAGAGATATTCTTCCCGGAAGGAATGATAAGGGAAGAGTTAGAGGCATTTGAATTTGAGTACACCCGGACAGGGGTAAAGTATTCAGCGCCGGAAGGAACGCATGATGATTGTGTTTGCGCCTTAGCTTTGGCATATAGCATTTGGAAAGATAGCGTTAATATGGGCAGTATAAGTATTTGGTAACTTTCGCCAACAAAACAAACTAAATTATATTTAACAGTATGACGTGGGAAAATATAACACTCCAGCAATTTCAAGACATTCATAGATTATCCCTTACTGCCAATATCGATGAGATCGAAAAGCTAAGCCGGGTAATATGTATACTTTACAATAAAACCGAAGCGCAGGTTGACGAAATGTCAATACTTGGGTTTAATGAACTTGCTAAAGATTGCAAGAAGTTTTTATCAACCGATACCATACCGGGAAAGCCTGTAAGATCATTTAGGGTAGGTGTAAAAAAGTACGCTATCAACTACCGGCCAACTGAATTGAAGCATCGTCAATACGTTGAGATACTTCACTTCTCCGATAAGCCGGTTGAGAATATGCACAACATTATGGCTTCGCTTGTAACCCGTGTTAAATGGGGATTTAAGATCAGGAACAAAGCAAGCAATCATGAAGAGATTGCAAGCGATATGCTCAATGCTCCATTATTCGCCGTTTATCATTCATGTGTTTTTTTTTGCAAACTCTACAGGGATTTAATAGAACATACCCGGGACTTTTTGATAAAGGAAATGATGAGCAAGGGGGCGACGAGGAACCAGGCAACGAGACTGCTGACCAATTCAATAAACGCTATGGATGGATTTATTCAACAGAGCAGGTCGCTCGCTTAGAAGACATTCCCCTTGATCTGGCATACGAATTACCGGTTGTACAGGTATTGAATGATCTTAGTTATTTAAAGGCAAAGGCTGAACATGAGAAGCGGTTGCTGAAAGAATGGAGTAAATAAATCAAATATCAATTATTCCTAAAGCGATCAATTGATGCTGAATAGTGTTCTCCTGTACTGTATTCAGTGGCGAACCGCAAATGGGGCATTTTAGCTTGCCGTACACATAATCTTTTATTTTCACCTCAATGGTTGCGCATTGTGTTATCTCTATGCAGTCATACCGGGGGCAGCTTAATTGGATTATATCATTGTCTATATTATACCTCTTTGGCGACATAAGTAATAAAGTTACAAATTCCCGCCAACAAACTCAAATATTTTATACTTAACGGTAATGGCACAAAGTATAAGCTCGGCACAGGCAGGCGCAATATCAAGCGGTTTCTTAGGTGGTTTAGGATCAGATAAAGCAACTGATTTTACACCAAAGGAAAGCTTAACGGCGCTTATAAAGGTTGCCGGGATATTAATTGAAAAGGTAGGCGAGAATTTGCATCAATCCGCACAGGTATCATCCGGCGCTTTATCTGATAGCTTTAAAGTTAACAACCCATCAAGCACAGGCAAAACTATTCACTTAGATATTGAGGCGCTTGATTACTTCGACTTCCAAAACAAGGGAGTGCGCGGCGTAAGGGGCGGCGGCAGTATGGGTAACTATAGTTTTAAATCCGCGTTCCCATCTGCTGAAATGGTTAAGTCTATTACCGCATGGATAGCCAGAGGCGGAGCGTCTACTTCTATTATTTCAAAGCCGGTAAGCAATCTCGAATCAAAAAATAAATCAATAAGCCAATATGATCACGCCTTTGCTGTTGCCCGTTCCATAAAAATACATGGCATAAAAGGAAGCGGATACCTGGATAAAGCAATTAAAATAGCCCAGGAATATTCACAGGATGTATTAGGCCGGGCGCTGGCTATTGATATAATAAATGCATTACCAAAAAACTTAAACGATGGCAATAGTAATAAACGCTAATCCGGGCAGCTATTACAGCGCGCAAGGAGACTTAATATTTGTGGTGTACGAAGCGACAAAGGCAAATGATCCGGTTACTTACCCAGATTATAAATATGTAGCTGATGTTTACATCGGTTCGACATTGGCTGTAAGGCTAAAGAAAGTACCGCAGCCTGACAATAAAAGGGGCGTGTTCAATATCGGGGACGTAGTAAGGAGTTATTTCGCCACAACGTTCGATCCCGATGCTACTGCTTTGCTGGCCCAGGAGTTAGGACTGGCTGATTTTTTTATCGATGTAACGGTAAAGTTTGGAGAAGAATATGATTTTACGCTGTATACAAACCTTACGGTAGATAGCCAGCGCAGGTATTATAATCATTACAATGGCAGATTATTAGGCACTAATACCAATTTGCCGCCTTACGTGGATAAGGTAGTGTCGTTACGGCCATACGCGGTAGCGGTAATGGGCGAAGATAACTTTACCTTCCTCCCCTACTTCCCATTAACCAGCAATCCGTACAATGTAGTTATCACCAAATACGGCGCAGCGGCTCCGGGGGTGCCGGTGCTGATAGAATGGGGTTATTTTACATCAGACCCATATAGTACAGTGGATAGCGAGACCATGCAGTTTGGCTTGTCTTATATCTCCGGTGCAAACTCGCATTCGCTGAATTACACCAGCGCGGGAAACCTTAAATATTTGGTACTTAAAGAACCGGCAACGGAGCCGGTAAAAACCAATTGGTTTAATACATCGTTCAATTACGGAACGTTTCCGGATGCTGTATTTCGGGAGCCGGTAGTTATCGGGGCATATCGCTATTATGTTTCAAGGGAACCGGTAGTTTTGGATTCCACTTCCTTTGCGATCACCTATAGCAACTTATCCGCAGGAAGCTCTACGCCGGCCGTAGCCAGCAATACTTTTACTGTTGTTTTAACACCTGCAGAAGCATTAAAGTTACAGGTGCTGAATGTTAGCCCCGGCATGATCAATATTTTAACGCCTGGTTTTATTGATGATGCTGTACTATACTATACAGTGCAGGTTGGGGCCGCAAGCTTGTATAGGTTTGATATGGTGTGTGAAGCGAGGTTTCAGGTTTACCGATTGCACTTTTTAAATAAATTCGGCGGCTTTGAAACCCGGAATTTTACAAAGGTATCGCGCGATGCTATCGATATTGTAAAAACAAGCTTCGGCAAATTGCCATATACGATAGATAGCGACGGCCATGTAAATTATTTTAATTCAAACAATAATGTCTATAACGAAACCAAATCCGTATACGCCAGCCAGTACACCGAAAAGCTAACATTAAATACCGATATATTAACCGATGACGAATATATATGGCTGGGCGACCTCGCATTATCCCCAATGGTTTATATCGAGCAGGACGGCTTCTTTAGGCCAGTATCCATAACTAATACAAATTATGAATTCAAAAAGCATGTAAACGATAAGTTGACTAACCTAATCATTGACCTTGAATTTGGAGAAATGTATAATGCGCAATACCGGTAATGAGAACTGAAGTATTTATTGAAAATAACAAGGCTGATATTAGCGCCGATATTTCTTCGCTAATAACATTTGCCATTGATGATGTCGCCGACTTTAGCGCCAGGCAAACCTCATTCAGCAAGACTATCATTTTGCCGGGGACATCAGGCAATAATAAGCTATTAGGGCACGTGTTTCAAATAGGGCAAAGCAACGCATACGATGCGACGCAGCCTAATTTTGGATATAATTTCAATGCCAGTAAAAGCGCGAGCTGTATTATATTTCAGGATAATATACAAACTTTTAAGGGGGTGCTGCGGCTGATGCAGATCAATATCGATAAGGGGCGCCCTGAATATGAAGTGTCAGTTTTTGGGGATTTGTTTTCGTTGAACGTGGCCCTGACATCGGGCAAGTTAGAAGATTTGGACTTTAGCAGATACAATACGGCTTTTACGATTGCTAACGTGGTGGGCAGTTGGGATTCCATTGATGGTTCGGGGGTGTACTTTCCCTTAATAGATTACGGCACCTATAGCTATAATAAAAAGGACTGGGACATCAGGACCTTCCGCCCGGCCCTGTATGTAAAGGAGTATATAGATAAGATGTTTGCCGCATCGGGGTTTACGTATGAATGCGATCTGTTTGGTACGGCAAGGTTTAAAAGCCAGGTGGTTCCATTCAATAAAAAAACACTGCTTCAATTATCGTCGCCTGTATTTAACGCGTATGTATACACGCCATATAACGCGTTGGCCGGATCAACAACATCCGCTAATGTTAAATTTAATTCATTTACGGCAAACGGGTTTATCATTGATGGCGCTAATGAAGTGATTAAATATATCTCTCCGGATGCCGCCGTGTTCAATGTTTATATGTCAGCAACGATAAAAGTTGGCAATGGGGCCATATTAACCGGCAGCCATATGGTTTATGTAGACTTTGTACAAAACGGAACAATAATAGAAACACAGCCATATAATGCGCCTATAGGCATAAGTATAATTACACTCAGCACAAGCAAGCCGCTAAGTGTTTCCCAGAATGATACGTTTAACATTATCGTGCGAAAAGACAACCCGACAACGTTAGTGGCCGTAGCGGTAAACGCCGCCGCCTTAACCGGGGCTACAGACGGATTAACCTATAATGAAATAGTATACGGCGCGGCCCTTATCGTAAATGACACCATCCCAAAGAATATAAGGCAAATCGACTTTTTAGTATCGATTGTAAAACTTTACAACCTGTATGTTTATGAGGATAAATTTAACAGCCGGTTAATCCATATTAAGCCATACGTGGATTTTTACGGAACCGATAATAGCGATTCAGTTGATTGGACTTATAAGCTGGACAGGAATAAGCCAATTACCTTAAAGCCCATGAGCGAGCTCAATGCCAAAATTTATGAGTTTAAATTAAAACAGGATTCCGATTATTACAATGATCTGTATAGCAAGCGTTACGGCCAGGATTATGGCAGTTACATTTACGACAGCCAGTATGAATTCACCGCGCAAAAAAATAGCTTTGAACTGATATTCTCGCCAACTCCATTAGTGGGCTATACCGGCGAAGATAAGGTTTACAGCACTATCTTTAAGCGTACAGGAACCGACAACGATCCGACAGAGGAGCGGACAGATAGCAATATCCGCATTCTTCAGGTAAAAAAGGTTACCGGCGTTACAAGCTATGACATTAAAGATGGGGCAACCGTATTAACTTCCGTGACTAATTATGGTTATGCCGGTCATTTTAACGACCCTGACGCGCCATCTGATGACCTGAACTTCGGGGCATTGCAGGAGATATTCTTTGAATTGGCTTCCGGCGAATTAAGCAATGATCAGTTTAATATCTACTGGTCGGCTTATATGGCTGAAATAACGGATAAGGATAGCAAGCTGCTCACGGCGTACTTCTATTTAAAGCCGAAGGATATTTTTGATCTGGACTTTTCAAAATATATAACAGTGGACGGAACATTATTCCGGCTAAATAAAATTACAGATTACAATATGAGCAACCCGGATACATGCCAGGTAGAGTTATTAAAAGTAAATTTTACAAATTACTAATATGTCAAACACCGTAATAGCCGCGTCGTTAACCTTAGATGCCGAACAAGCGTCAACAAGCGTTAAGTCCTTTAAGCAACAATTAAGGGAAGCCCAAAATGAACTGATAGGGATACAGGAGCAATTCGGCGAAACAAGCACACAGGCTATCGCGGCGGCGAAAGGGGTTGGCGATCTGAAGGCTAAGATAAAAGACGCTAAAGAAGTAGCGGACTTGTTTAATCCGGAAAAAAAGTTTCAAGCCTTCGGCAATGCTGTTCGAGCATCCGTTGGCGGTATAACTGCGTTAACCGGGGCTATGGCCTTATTTGGCGGCCAGAGTGAAGAGGTTCAGGCGGCCATATTAAAAGTGCAGGGAGCATTGGCATTAACTGAAGGCGTAAATACATTGGCCGATGCCGCGAAAGATTTCACGAGGCTAAAAGTAGTCGCTATGGATGCGTTTAATGGTATCAAAGCAGCGATAGGAAGTACAGGCATAGGGTTATTTGTTATCGCGTTGGGGGTTATCGTCGCTTATTGGGGCGACATAAAGAACGCGGTAGGGCTTGCAAGCAGGGCGCAGGAAAAGAATTTGGAAACAGCTACTAAAGCATTCGAAGTAGAAAAAAGCAAACTTGATATATTGCAATCGCAGGATAACTTACTGAAACAGCAGGGAGTTTCGGAGCAAGAAATACTGGATATAAAAAACAAACAGCTCGAAGCGTCCATTAAGGCAGCGATCAAGCAATTGGAAGCCCAAAAGGTTTTAACTGACCAGGCTACGCAAGCGTCCATTAAATGGAAAGCGACCCTTGCTGCTGGGTTCGGGGGCTTAGGTAGTTTCTTCCATCCCGAAAAAGTTAAGGCGGAGGGCGATCAAACCAACAAGGCGTTGGAATTGGAAATTAAAAAACTACAAGACCAACTGGCAGGCAACCAAATGGCTGTAATTGCCACTACAAATGCGTTTAATCAAAAGGTTTTAGGCTTAAACCACGACGCTGCGGTCGCCGGGATAACAGATGCCTATAAACTTTCGCAGATAAAACTGAAGAATGATTTCGAGGCGCAAAAGGCGCAGATAACGCAGGAGTACACTAATGTTCAGCAACGCAATGAGCTGATCGGCGCGGCCCAGCGAAAGTATGAAGCCGAAGCATCGGCATTGAGCAAGGCAAACGCCAGGACACGGGCCGCTGATTTGCGGAAAATACTATTTGATACCTATACCGCCAATATTCAGGATCAGGAGGTACTGGCGAAACTGCAATTAAAATACCAGCTGGATATAGACCTCGAGGCGGCCGATTATGAAATAGCCAACCTTACCGCGAGGAACAAAAAGAAAGCCGCTTTAACCAAAGAGTATGATGAAAAGATTAATACTATCCGGGCAAAGGGCCTACTCGACTTTCAAACAAAATGGACGGAATCAATTGCTAAAAGAGATGCGGCGGATTCCAAAATGCAAACAGATGAGTTAAATGAGAAGCTTGACAAAGAAAAAGAACTAAACTATCAATCATTAAAACTGGATGAAGAAATAGGGAACATGCGCTTAGACCAGGCGGGCCAAAAAGCGGCTGCATCGATGGAGCAATTGCATGAATGGTATGATAAGAAAATGGCGCTTGTGAAAGGCAACGCAAAAGCCGAGGCTCAATTATTTGCAGAATATGAACGGCAAAAAACTTTAATTGCCAAATTAGAGCAAGAGGAGCGAATGGCAACTATTTCAAGTAGTTTGGGCCAAGCGGCTGATCTATTTGGAAGGGCGACAGCGGCTGGCAAAGTGTTAGCGATAGCTTCAGCCACAATAGACACTTATCTTTCGGCGCAAAAAGCATATACCTCCTTAGCTGGTATTCCGTTTATAGGGCCAACAATAGCGCCAATTGCAGCGGGAATTGCGATTCTTAGCGGCCTTGCTAATATTAAAAAAATTGTATCCGTTCAAGTACCAGGTGGTGGTGGGTCTTCGCCATCTGGAATATCGGTTCCGGCTCCGTTAACGCCACGCCCACAAGTCAGCAACACCCAATTACCACAAAATCAAATTAATCAAATTGGCAATGCGACGGTTCGGGCATTTGTCATAGAATCGGATGTAACAAATAGCCAGGAAAGGATTACGCGCTTAAACAGGGCAGCGCGGTTAGGCGGCTAAAAATCATCTTTTGATTTACTGTACATTGTCTTTTTAAGATCAGCCAATAGCTCATTAATAAGTATGTCGGATTGTATTACATATCCTTTAAATCTACTCCTGTATTCGCCGTTGGCTTTTTTTGTCTTCTCTAAGCCAGATGCGCCTTTTACAACTATATCATCTAAGGTTAAGTGATACCCTAACGATGACTGATCATGTACTGAAATATCTGTTATCTCATATCTATACCTGCCATCCTTTACGGCGATAGATATAGTATACTTCAATAAGAAGTCAATAGAGGCTATCATGTATTTAAAACTCGATGAAGCAGCCCCTTTACCAATAATCTTGCCCGCATCTTTATCATCCATTTGCAATACGCTTTGAGCGGATCTAAATGTTTTGGCAAACCACTCTCTCGCCCTGGTGTATAGCTCGTCTTTTAATACACCATCCACCTTTATAACTTCAGTATATAATACCTTGTTCGTCGCAGAATCGATAGGAACGGTTTGCGCATGCGCTATAATAGGCAGCATTAAGATAATTACAAGTAAAATTCTTTTCATTTTATGAATTCCCATTATTAAAATTGGTTAAATTGATTTATAAACCTCGTACTATTTTCCCATAAAAACAAGTAAATGAAACAAAAGCGCCATTCCTATATCTATAGGCATGGAGTTAAAATGCTATAAATGTGTAATCGACCCGGATATAACCAGCGATTTAGAGGTTTCTTTTGTCGCCCTGGTTGACCGCCCGGCAATTGATCGGAACTTTTTATCCTTCAATGAAAGGCAAAGGTTCAGTTTAAACGAGGACAGGCAGATAATCTCCGGGCCCGCCATGATCGCGGGACTGCCGATGTACCGAAAGGATGAAACATTCGGGGAGTACTATGTGGAGTTTGATGCTGAAACCATCCTGTCAATAGTTCAGAAGTTCAACGCAAAGGGCTATATGCAGAATTTCAACCTGTTCCATGACGAGAATCAACAGCTCCCGGGCATAACCATTTTCAATTCATTTATCAGCGATCCGTCTTTGGGTATCCAGCCAATGCAGGGATTTGAGGACGTGGCCGATGGCAGCTGGTTTATATCCGCTAAGGTGAATAACGACGAAGCGTGGGGAAAAATAAAGGACGGGTCCGTAAAGGGGTTCTCTGTTGAGGGCATATTCCAATATGTAAAAATGCAATCCCAAAAGGCAAAGCTTACGCCGGATGAGACGGTTTTAAAAATACTTGACCTTTTAAAAGAAACAACCGGCCTGATTTAATATATACCTATAAAAAGCAATACGCAATGTCTGAAAAATCAACAGAATCTCTAAGTATCCTGCAAAGGATCAAGCAATTATTTGCCGACACTTTGCCAACTTCTTATAAGCTGGCCGATGGTACAGATGTAACTATAAGTCTTTTAGACGTTGGCGGCGATTTCCTTATCGGAACCGATCCGGCAGCGGAAGGGACCTATACTTTAATGGATGGCACAAGTGTAGCTGTTGATTCAGCCGGAAAAATTACTTCGGTAACGGATCCTTCAGAGTTCGCGGCTACAGATTATAAACTTTCAGGCGGGGATACTATATCAGTTGATAAGCTTGAAGTAGGCGGCAAAGTTACAAAAGGGGATGCCCCGGTTGCGGAAGGCGACTGGACCTTAGAGGACGGCACTACCTTCTCAACCGATGCCAACGGGGTAATAACCGTATTAGTTGCGCCAAAAGCGGACGACACCCAGGGCTGCGCGAAAATGACCAAAGAACAAGTACAGGCATACGCCGACGCAATGGTTGGCGATACAGGCGACCAAATGTCAAAGATGGTTACCTGCATAAAGGCATTGATGGAATGGTGCTTTGGCGAGGAATTACAGGAAACCCCGGAACAGACATCCGCCGAAGCGGAAGCCGAAAAACTGAAAGATGACGCTATCGCCATTTATAAACAGGGGCTTGCAAAAGCGGAGTTAAAGCTGTCAAAACAGGAAGCAACTATAGCCAGGCAAGGTGAAACAATTACCCAGATACTGGAGCTAATGACGCAATTAGCAGAAGCGCCCGCGGGCGATCCGCCGGTACAAAGGAAATCAATTTTTAGTGGTGAAATACCACAAGGCAAAAAAGGCGCGATTGCCCGCTATGCCGATGCAGCACAAAAGTTAAACGATCAAAACATAAAAAACTAAACCAATGGCATACAACGTATCAGCCCTAACCGACTACACTATTGAGAACCAGGACCTGCTTGTTATGCGGTCATTGTTCTACGCCAAAACGCAGTCCTTAATTCAAAAAGAGGGCAACGTTATGACCGGCGTTAAATCATCTGAAAAGATTAACATCCTGGATACTGACGCTGTATTTCAAGTGGGTGGTACCTGCGGGTTTAACTCTTCAGGTGCAACAGCCTTTACACAACGTACAGTTACTGTAGGCAAAATAAAGGTTAATGAAAGCCTTTGTCCTAAAGCGCTGGAAGCTAAATATACTCAAAAGGCTTTAGCTAAAGGCTCACGGTATGAGAGCATCCCTTTTGAGCAGCAATATACCGACCTTAAATCCGGCACTATATCAGATCAGCTGGAAACCGGCATCTGGCAGGGGGATACTGATTCGGTGGATGTGAACCTTAATAAGTTTGACGGGCTAATCAAATTAGTTGATACTGCCGCCGCATCTGTATTATCAAACGCGGCAGCTTACATAGCAACAGGAGCGCCGATTGCAGCATCAACCGGCATAACACTTGCAAATGTTAAAGGCATTGTAGGTTCAATGTGGCTGGCCCTGCCCGCTAAGGTGCAAGGGAAAGATGACGTGCGCGTATTCTGCGGATGGGATACTTTCAACAAGTTTATTTCTGCTTACACAGATAGCAACCTATTCCATTTTGCACCGGGCGGCGCGGAAGTTAAACAGGAAAATGGCGAGGTAGTAATACCGGGCACGAATTACATCTTAACCGCAGTACATGGTTTGGATGGGACTGACCGCCTGTTTGCCCTGCGCATGAGCAATATCTACTTAGCAGTGGATTTGGAGAACGAAGAGGAACGTTGGGAAATATTCTTTGCGAAAGAAGCCGATGAAGTTCGCTTTGTCGCTGAATTCAAAGAAGGTATAAACGTTGCCTTCCCGAATGAGATCGTATCATTTAAATTAACAGCTTAATCATTCACAGCCCCTTAACCGGGGCTTTAAATATTCAATATGGCATGCGCGTTAACCCAGGGGTTTAATTTAGATTGTCGGGATTCGATCGGCGGTGTAAAGTACCTGTATATTATTGAAACCGGCAATATCAGCTCAATTACCGAAGCAAGCGGGGTTGTTACAGCCTTGACCCTTGCAGGTACGCCGAGGCGCTATAATCTCATCAGGGACACGTCTAATTTTTCGGAAACATTAACCGTTAGCGAACAGAACGGGACTGTATTCGCCGCCCAAAGCGTTGAAATTGTAATTAACAAGCGCCAGGCAAATACACGAAATGAAATAATGCTGCTGGCTAAAAATAATCTGACATTCTTTATCGTGGACAACAACGGCAAGGGATGGATGATAGGGCGTGAGTTTGGCTTAGTGCTGGGCGCTGCTGTAACCGGGAGCGGGATGGCATGGGGCGACAGGAATGGCTATACCTTGCCATTTGCCGGAAATGAAAAAGAGCTTGCCCCGGAAATTGCGGCAGATGTATTGGCTACTTTGGCAGCATAAAAAGGGCTTAATAGGAAGGTTATAATGGCCGTTTAGGATTAAAAACCTTAAACGGCTTTTTGTTAGAAACAAATCGGCATTATATATATATAATGGTATGCTGGAGCTTACCACAGGACAGACAAATGAAAAAATAATAGTTACGCTTTCGGAATTAACAACCCTGGCCGCGCCGAACTATCTATTTATTTTCGAGCATATAACTACCAAAAATATTGTCGCCCTGGTAATGGGTGCGGATGAAAGCCTATTTCCTGAAAGATTCAATCAATTTGAAATTAATACCATGGTCCAGTTTGCCGATCAGCCTCCGGGCAAATGGAATTATACCGCGTATGAACAAGCAAGCCCGGCCAATAAAGACCCTTTATTAGCCGTACAGCCAGCTTTGGAATACGGACAAATGAATTTATACAAGACGGAGGATTTTGATTATGACAAATACAATGAACCGGTAACATACAAAAGCTACAATGGTTAAAAAAGCAACGAAAGCAGAAGATACAATACCCGGCGTAGTGGTGGTAAAGTTTGCAGATGTAGAGATACCTGAATTTAAAGAGGTGCGCAATAAGGACTATGTGCTGTATGGGAAAAGCAATCTTTATCCGCAGTACCTTACCTACCTGTATAATAAATCAGCCAAGCATAGCGCCATAATAAACGGCAAAAGCAAGTACATTTTCGGCGGCGGATTCGCGGGCGCTTCTATTGATGAACTTGAAAAAATACCGGCTATTAACCGGGATGGTGAAACATGGAACGATGTTGCTAAAAAAGCGGTAAAGGACGCTGAGATATACGGCGGTTATCGCTTAATGGTGATCTGGAATACTATAGGTAGCAAACCAGCGGATATATTTCATATTGAATTCGAGAAGATCAGGGCCGACAAAGAATCGGGATTCTGGTATAAATACAATTGGGCCGATTTAAGAGAGGAAGCGATACATTATCCAGAATTCAACCCCAATGACAGAAGAGGCGTTCAGCTATTCTCGTACAATGAGTATAGGCCGGGAACCAATATCTACCCGTTGCCCGAGTACCTGGCCTGTAATAATTATATAGAGACTGATATTGAAATAAGCAAGTTTCACCTGTCATCCATACGCAATGGCATGATGCCGAGCAAGGCTATTGAATTCTTTATCGGTGATCCGCCTGACGAGAAGAAGCGGGAAATAGAAAGGTCATTTTCAAAGAAATTTTCAGGAGCGGAGAACGCCGGGAAGTTTGTAATGATATTCAATACCGGCAAGGATAAATCGGTTAATATAACAGACCTGTCCGCATCTGAACTGGATAAACAATTTGACCTGTTAAACAAAACCTGCCAGCAGGAAATATTCACCGGACACCAGGTTACTTCGCCAATGCTTTTCGGAATCAAGGAAGAAGGGCAATTAGGCGGATCAACTGAGCTTTATACCGCCTATCAAATATTCATTAATACTTATGCCAAGCCAAAGCAAATGGACCTGGAAAAAGTGGTTAATTACTTTCAATCCATTAGCGGCCAGGTGCCCGATCTATACATACAGCAGCTTGACCCTATCGGCAACCAGGTTGATGTCAAGGATGTGGTCAATTCGCTTCCTAAAGAGTATGTATTTAAATTATTAGGCATACCAAAAGACCTTTGGGATACGCCAAATATCGGTTCGGATAACAAGCCAACGCCAACAATACCGATTCCGCCGATCACTCAAATATCAAAGTTTACAAAAAAAGACAGGCAGCGGGAAGATGATAGGGCGATCGGCATGTTCTCAATTTGCGGGGACGCTAAGGATGATTATCACCTGGTAAAGAAAAAGAAGGTAGGATTCAGCAGTATGTCGGAATGCGCCGAAGATGAGATTGGCTTTTGGCAAAAGGCATCATTTAAGGAAACTACCGTAACAAATACAGAGGCTTCAATCCTTGATCTGATAAAAAAAGATAAGCGGGTTACGCCTGAAGTTATCGCGGGGGTAATTGGCAGCACTACGGAATATATAACGGCTAAAATAGCGTCCCTTCAGAAGCGGGGGTATATTTCAAGCGATACGGTAGATGTGGGGGATGATACGGAGATTGTTCGGACAGTTGAAATGCCTATTAACGATATAAGAAACGACAGGGGCGAGCCGGAAACCACGCAGATATTCGTTAAATATTCCTACGAGGGCCCGCAGGATGACCGAAACAGGGCCTTTTGCGCTAAGCTTATGGAACTTAACAGGTTTTACAGCCGCTTTGAAATAGAGCAGATATCGCAGCAATTGGGCTATTCTGTTTTTGACAGGCGCGGCGGCTTCTGGCGGCACCCGGACGGAATTACTACACCTTATTGCAGGCATAACTGGATGTCAAACATAGTGGTTAAAAAAGGGAGGGATACGGCATGAGCTTGAATATACTATTGGTTTCGGACGACATGATAAAGGATAGGACCGTTATTCATGGAAACATTGACCCGAAACTAATCTACCCTGATATTAAGGTAGCCCAGGACATGTATATCATGCCGCTGCTGGGCAGCGCCTTGTATAATAAAATACAGGCAGATATCAGCGCCGATGTATTAATCGACCCTTATAAAACATTGCTTGATAAATACATTGTTGACGCGCTGATTTATTACACGTTAACCGATTTGCCGCAAACATTATCCTATCAGTTTTGGAATAAAGGCGTGGTCAGGAAGGTAGGCGACAATACGCAGCTGCCTACCATGAGCGAGCTGATTGACGTATCAAATAAATACAAAAGCCGGGCAGAATTTTACGCTAACCGGTGCAGGCTTTATTTAAGGCAGTATGCAGCGACGTTATTCCCCGAGTACCTGAACCCGGGCAGCGGATTGGATGACATGCGACCGGAGCATAAAGCGTACTCAATGCCGATTTATTTAGGCGACGACTGCGGGAATTATAAAACATACGAACAAAAATACCAGGGCAATAAACCAGACTGTTGTTGAGCTATGCCAAAAAAAATAAGTGTAAAAAACGAGACAAAACTAAAACTGTATTTAGCCAAGCAAAATGCTAACATTAAATCAAATTGTACGGAGAATAAAAACAATAGCGCTTCAGCACAAGCAGTTAAGAAACTTCTACTTCGGTAACGTAACTGACTTTATTGAAGATAAGCAAACCCGCTATGCGTCCTTATTTCTGCAGGATAACCAGGGGGTTATTGATGTGGCGGGGAAGGTTGTGTCCTACAATTTTAAAATGTTTTTGCTGGACTTAGAGAATGTTAGTAACGAAACTCAAAAAAATACCCTTGATGTTCAATCCGACATGGCAAGCGTTGCGACTGACCTGTTAGCAGAATTTAATCATTCAGATTATCTCGATTGGAAGCTTTCTTCCGGCAGCAGCTTTGGATTAGTAAGAGAATCCTTTGATGACATAGTCGCCGGTATCGTTGTTGACCTTACAATCCAAATTCCTTACGACAATAACACTTGCGCTGTTCCAAATATTAACGAAAATGTATAACCCATCCTTACATACCGCCACCAATAAGCCAATCGGGTTAATAAGCAAGCCGGTGGATGCGCGCACGTATTATTACGATAGTGTAAACTTTGTTTATAGGGCCTATGTGAGCGAGGCAGAGGTATTGGCTTATTTAACCACAGACGAAAGCCGCACAGGGCAGTTTAGTATTATCATCAATACAGATGGCAGCCTTTCAAATGGAGTTATAACAGGAGGGGTAAATAGTGAGTGGTGGTTTAAAAACGGCGTATCTGATGACGATTTAAAGCTTAAGCACGATGCGCCGCAAGAAGTTGAATTTACCGCTGCTACCGGGATCGTGATTAACTGGCAAACAGATGATATAATTACCGGAACGACGTATGCCGATTACTTCGGCAACACCCTGCCCAAACCAGCGGTATACATTAACACCGGCGTTACGGACGAAGTAACCAAAAAGGATTTTGACCTAAAGATAATCAGGACGACGGGGTTAATTACAACAGTAACATTTGACTGGGCAACAAGCGAAACAGGCTATATAATTTTTTAATATGAAACGGATAATATTATACACACTTTTATTTTTAACTATTGCGGGTAAATTATTTGCGCAGGACCCGTTACCAGCAAGTCCAACTGTCGCATCTATACAAGGTTATTATAAAATAGTTGGGGGGGATACGATAAGATATATTTATCAATCAAGCATAGGCTGGATGAAGCTTGCCGGGCGCACATGGGTAGACACCCGCCTTAACGGCACAACATCAACAATGCCGGTATTCACATCTCAACATCAAATAGGCAATTCTCACCAAACTGATAACGGGACGGTAATAGGTGCGACAGAAAGCTATAAACAGCAATGGTCGAGTGCTGATGGTTCGGGATACCTTCATTACGATAATTTAGGGAATCATATTTTTAGTTTAACCAGGCAATCAAATGATGTATCATTAAGCGCATTTAATGGCGTTGGCCTTTCAGGCGGGAACCTTGCAACACCCGGGAATACCTATGGATTATATGTGGATTATGCAAATAACGTGCATATCTATAACCAGGCCTGGGCGAATTTTACACTTCCCAGTTATGATTTTTCTACGCAGATCGCTAATTCGGCATTTGTTAAGAATTTGGAACGAAGCAAGTCCCCTTACTTTTCTGATTACATCTTTACGCCTACTTACGGACAATCTAACTCAAACTCGGGAGGCCTGGTTGCACTCTATACAGTATCGCAGCCGTACAGCACAACAATGCCGAGGTATGGAGTGTTTGCGGTAGACCCGGGCACACCGATAGCGCCGCTGGTAAAATTCGCTGAAACGGTTTCGGAAACTCCGCTAAGCGGGATAACGCAAAATTTTGCTTCACAATTTTATGCCGATACGCACATACAGTGGCAGAGCGACTCGCTGAACATGGTAGCCGCAGCCTGCGGGGTTGGGGGGCATAGCATAAGTCAATTAAGCTATGGTACGGCTGATTATGCAAGGCTTATAAACACGACTGACAGTGTTTTATCAATAGCGAACAATAATCACCAGTCATTCAGTGTACCCTATATTTTTTGGATACAAGGCGAAACAGATGTTGATGCGAACACAGCTAATTATAATGACCTGCTCGGTACCCTTATAAATAACGTATCAAATTCCATTAAGGCTATTGACCACCAGCAAAATGATATTCCTTTTATCAGCCCGCAGCTGGCTTATGGTATAACCAACACCAACAAATTCAACATGGTGGCCGGGGTGCAGAATATCTTTAATGATTTAAGCCATCTATTTACGCTGGCTTGTCCGAGTTATCAATTTTGGTATTCTGTACAAACGCCTGATACGGTGCATTTGACACCTGCTTCACGCCGCCACATGGGTGGGTATTTAGGTTTGGCGGCAGAGTACCAGACGGTTCATAAAAGCAAGTTTCAGCCGTTATCACCTGTAAACATGCACGTTTCGGGGAACACAATCCAGGTTACGTTTAATGTCCCTGTGGCCCCGCTGGTAATCGATACGACTGACGTAACAAATCCAAACAATCAATATGGGTTCAGTTTGAGAAATGGTTCCTCCACTATTGCCATATCAAACATCCATGTGCTGAACAATAATACCATTACAATGGAGGCCGCGTCGTCTCCCGTGGGAGATACGCTGTATTATGCTGTAACTCCTGCATCATCACCGGTTGTAAGCGGGGATAGCGTAAGGTTTAGGAACAGGGGATGCCTGCATGACAGCCAACTAATTAAAGACCCTTACGATGGTTATACCTATTATAACTGGTGCCTGATGTTTAAAATGCCGGTAATCGGTGACCCCAACGCCATATTATATACCAACAATGGTAATGCTTCTGTGGAAGGGTCCTTTTTAGTAGGATCATTATCAACAACGACCCCTATCGCTGATGCTTCTATCGCATCTGCACCAACATGGAACTCTAAACAGAATGCCCTCACTAACGGGACGGGCGTAGCTTCTTTGGCGGGCGGGACTATATCAATTGGTCAGGATGTTTCCACAGGGGCTAACGCTGTATTTAACAGCATGAGTTTAACGCAGGGGATAAACGTTGGCAATTATCCTTATGGGTATAGCATAGGCGGCTCACTTGTGCTAATCGGAGATGGTACCGATGTAGTATTTTTCCCTGTATCAAGCGGGGGAGTAATTCAGTGGAATAATTTTGCAAGAAGCGCCAAGAACATGTGGTTGACTGATGCAGGGGATTTGACATTAAGGGGTAATGTTTCAACACCTGGGAGCATCCTCACAAATACTTCAAGCGGCACGCCAGTCACCGATAGTATTCTTGTTAAAAATGCCACAACGAATTTGATAAAAAAAATAGCGGGCAACTATTATGCTGCCACCAGTTCAGGGACATGGACACCAGCAAGCAGTACGGTAACGCTTACGGTTAACGATACCTATTACCAAACAGTTGGTGGTATGACGACCGCGTTTTTTAATATAACTTTCCCTGTATCGGCAAGTTTAAACTCGGTGGCCATCACAGGTTTGCCAACTGCGCCCTATGACTATTATCCATTATCTATAAGCGTTAACACTTCTGGACTGGCTATTTTAGGTCAAACACAGACAACGGACTCAACAGTATTATTAACAGACAACAGCAATACTGCCATAACATACACTCAAATGAGCGGTAAGACATTGGCGGGGTCGGTAACTTATAGAATTTTTTACCCCTAAAAATAAACACGGAGGATAAAACATGTGGTATATAATAGCAGGGTGTATAGCCGTAGGAATTATTATAACAGTCCTTTTGATGAAGTATGATTGCGTAGAAATTAACGCTGATGATGAAGATTTTTAAATAAGATGATAGAGTACCTAACCAATTTGGCCGAAGCCGTTAACCGCTTAAACGTAGAGGAGCGTGCTTTGTGGAATAAGATCATTGGTTCCATGGGTGATTTGAAATTAGTTAGAAAATCGGAAGCAGTAAAGGCAGCGGGCCCGGATACGATAAATAAAATTGATGATTAAATGGAAACAGCATCACCGCGTCTTTTACAGCAATTGCACCCTAAAATAAGGAACCAGGCTTTGGCGGCATGGATGGACGCATGCGCGGCGACACCAAAGCCTGTTCACCCGCAAATTGTTGAAACATTAAGGACGTTTGAAAGGTCGGATCATTTATTTCAGCTGGGCCGGACGATAATCAATCCTGACGGCCAAAGTAAAAGCAATCCGATGGGCGGCATCGTAACCTACGCCAAAGGCGGGCAGTCGCTGCATAATTACGGCTTGGCCTTAGACCTGGTGATGATGGTGAACGGCAAGGAGGACTGGACGATAAATATAAAAGTGGTAGAGATTTTTAAGGCGCATGGCTTTGCATGGGGAGGAGATTGGAAAAAAAAAGACTCGCCGCATTTTCAAATGGCGTTAGGCCATACTTGGCAGGATTTATTGAAAATGCACGATAACAAAGAATTTATAACAGGGACTAATTATTTAAACATTTAAAAACTATTGATTATGAAAAATTGGAAAACTACACTGGCCGGGGCATTGGCGCTGGCATTGGTTATCTCGCACGCTATTTGGCCGGCGGTTATGACTACCGAGCTGGCAACAGGCATTTCAAGCGTGCTTGTCGCTGCAGGGCTGCTGGTTGCGAAGGATGGCAACGTAACAGGGGGCACAGTGCTTAATTCAAACAATGACGCATCTATTGTTAAACAGTCAGCAAAAGAGGACAAATAGCCATGCGGTTAAGCGACAACGGCGCGTTGCTGATAAAAGATTTCGAGGGGCTAAGGCTGGATGCCTACCGTGATAGCGCCGGGGTGTGGACGATTGGATACGGCTCGACACGTTACCATGATGGCAAGGCGGTAATGCCCGGCGACAGGCTCGCAAATGAAGAGCAGGCGGATGCGTTGTTCAGGAACACTTTAGGGCAGTATGAGGAGGCGGTGAACAGGCATATAACCGTACCCATTTCGCAGAACCAGTTTAACGCGCTGGTATCATTCGCCTACAATGAGGGAACCGGGGCGCTGGCAGGATCAACGCTTGTTAAAAAGTTAAACGCCGGGGATTACCAGGGTGCCGCCGCCCAGTTTTTAGTATGGAATAAAATTACAGATCCGAAAACCGGGTTAAAGGTTGTTTGCCCTGACCTTAACGCGAGGAGAAAACAAGAACGACAATTATTTTTAAGCCATGTTTAACGAAGTGAAAAATATAGAAGAACACGATATTAAACTCACCTCCCGGCAATTGGGGGTGTATGCCAGCGGGTTGATCTTCGGTGCATTCATGGCCGCCGGAGTTTACTTT